GAGTTCTGCTCCCTGACGAACGTGAACCCGGTCGGCACCGTGGAGGGGCTTGCGGTGCCCCCGGCGTTGACCGCATGGACGACCACCACGTCCTCATTGGCCAGTCCGGTCGGCTTGTTGACCGAGAGGGTGGTTCCGCTGGTCGTCCGGGCCGCCGTCTGGGTATTGCGGTGGGCTATCGCCACTAGGGAGTCACCGTGTGCTCTATGACCAGTGCCACGGTCATGTTCTTCGGGGTGCCGGAGACGGCGGTGACGACCACGGCGAGGAAGTTCGTGTCGAACACTGGTTGAGGAGCTTCAGGGTCCGTCGTGGTGCTCGACGTGGTGACCGAGATGCCCGTGAACCCTGGCACGTCTACGCCTTGGCGCTGGATCTTGACCGTGGCCGAGGTGCCCGAGTTGATCCGATAACGAACCTTGGCGAGCTTCGCCGTCTGTCCCGGGGCAAGCAGCACGTACATCGGCGGGATGTAGTCCACGTCTCCGGATCTCACCTTCACGTCATCTGGGACCACGAAGTTGTGCACCGTGTAGAAGACGATGTCGGCTTGCGGGTGGGTATGCGCCGTCGGGGCACGAGCATCCGTCAGAGCGCTGTGATTGGAGCCCACAGCCTCCGGGTCGGTCGCAGTCTCCGGGGCGGGGGTGATCCTCGTGATGCCCTTGGCGGTTGTGGAGGCATCCGGCGTGACCGAACCGCCACTTCCGCCGTGCGCGTGGTCTCCGGGTGCCGCCGTGCTGGCGGTCGTCCCGAGCGCCCTGAGAGCCTCTGTACCTGCTGCTGCCGATCCGCTCGGCTTGAGCGCCGCGTTGACACTCGCCGTGGTGACTGACCCGTCAGTCGGAGTGCGGGCGTCGGTGTTCCGCGAGTCCGCGTCGGTGACGTACTTGTTCGAGCTCGAGGGGGTGCCGCTCGTGCCTACGAGGGCATCGTTCTCGCCTGTCGTGGGAACGCGGACGTCGTTGTCGCCGACCGCGATGGGGGCCGTTGGAGAAGCGGGGGCGGCGGAGAGCTTGGTGACGCCCTTCGCCGAAGTCGAGGCGTCGACCCCTCCCGTGCCGTCCGCACCCGTGGCACCCGTGGCACCCTGTGGCCCCGTCGCTCCGGTGGAGCCTTGAGGCCCTGCGGGTCCTTGGGAGCCAGCCGGACCCGTTGGACCCGGCCTACGGACGGCTGAGTCAAGCTCGGCCTGAGTCGCCATGTCCACGGCGAAGTCGGGGTTGGGGTAGGTGCCGGAGAGACCCCCGCCGGCCGGTCCGGTGGGGGCGCTCGTGCTCACCACGCCGGGGGTCGAGAAGGCGGACTCCTTCCACGTCCCGCCGATGGTCGCGCCGGCGATGTAGGACGTGGCGTCGGAGAGGCCGGTGAAAGTGGTGGTGCCGTCCGCGACCACCGCGGCCGAGGTGATCGACGCCCCCACCGGAGGGGAGGTCCGGCGCGAGTTGATCGACAGCCAGACCTCGAGCGTCGTCCCGACGGGGAAGAGTGGATTGGGGGCGAGGACGAAGGTCGCCATCAGCGACTCCTGGCGGGCTCTCGCCCGTTCGATGACTGACCCTGAGGCTCGGGTTGAGGCTTAGGCTCGCCCGTCTCCTCGCGCTCGATGCCGTCCTCGGGCTCGTTCTGCGGACCCTGGCCGGGCTGGGACTGATTGGTCTCCGCCTGGGTGGCCTCGTCCCACGCCTGCTGGATGAGGCCTTGGTCGACGCCTCTCTGGGCGAGGATGTCGAGGATGGCCGGCGGGACCCGCGGCTCGGGGGGCTTCAGGTAGGCGTCGGGCTGGCGGATGCCCATCCCCTCGATCGCGCGCTTTAAGACCATGCGCGGCTCGACCATCGGGTTCTGGCCGAACATCTGCATCCAGAGCTGGGCGTCCTGGCGGTTCTGGGCGATGTTCTCCGGGGCGGTGGCCCCACCTTCGGGCTCGACCGCCATCTCACCCCTGAGCTCGTCGGGGCCGAGCTGAAACCACATGTAGCGGCGGTCGGGCTGGCCCGGGGAGTAGCTCTCCATCGGATTCGGAGGCGCGGGGACGCCGATCTCGCGGGGCTCGAGGATCTTGCGCTGGTTCAGCGCGATCCACTGTCTCGCCCCGGGCTTGATGACCTCGACCTCGAGTCGACGTACGGCTCTCTGGATGCGGGTGTTCGCCGCGGCCTGGACGAGCTGGACCCCCGTGGCGGTCTGCGAGGACCCCCCACCTTCACCCGACCCGGTGACGGGGTCGGAGATGCCCGTGGTGCGCTCGATGTCAGCCTGGAGGTTGGCCTCCTCCTGGTAGCCGGAGTTCGGGATGTCGCCGACGTTGATCGGAAAGAGCAGCTCCCTCGGGTCCCCCTCGACGGGCATGGCCATCCCCGGGCCGAACTTCAGGTCGGCGGGGTCGACCAGGCCGTCTCGGTAGGCGAAGACCTGCTGGAGCTTGAGCGTGGCGTTGTCGCGGCGCTGAGAGCGAAGGGTGTTCATCTCCGCCTGGAGGTCCTCGACGGGCTCGATGGCCCCGATGCCGACCATGTGGTGACTGATCGAGGAGGGGCGGAAGACCTGGAAGGGGAACTCCCCACAACCTGTGGGGTTCGGCCCCTCCTGAACGATGATCCGGCGGTCGAGCACGGTGGTGACCCGCTCGCCGTCGTGGAACTCCCAGACCTCGTGGGGCTGGTCGCGGTGGGTGGCTGCTCCGCCGTAGCCGTCGATCCTTCGTCTGCCCTGCTGGGCCTCGTCGTAGCGGCCCGTGCGAAGCATCCGCACGTCCTCCTCGGAGAACTCCCCCTCCCACGAGGAGCTGCGAAGGCGGTTCAGCACGTACCGGGTCGAGCGCCAGGTGCGGTGGAAGATGAAGTCGCACCCCTCGACGGAGTCCGCGTGAGGGTCCCAGAGCCAGTCAAAGGGATCGACCGCTTCCGCATAGGGGTCGTCGAAGGTGGTGTGCGTGGTCTCGCGCTCGAGGTGACCCGTGCGGTAGGTGGTGGGCTCCAACGCTCGCTTGGTGCGGACCTCCTTCCGCCACCCCGTCTTCTGGACGCCGAGGCCGTAGATCAGGCCGTTCTTGGCGATGTCCTCGAGCACGAGCTCGTAGTCGATCTGCTCCTGCTGGGAGTCGATCAGCATCCGCATGTTCTCGACGTTCTGCTCGGACTCCTGATTGCGGGGGAGCACCAGCATCCGCGGGCGGTGCGAGAGCATCCGCGGCAGGATCGTCTCGATGGTCGAGAAGCAGTACGGGATGAACAGGGTCGCCCCCCACTCGCGCTCCGCGACCCTGATCCCCCCGTCCATGTCGCGGGGGTTCCAGTCGCGGTTCTCGCCCCGGAAGTCCTGGTAGTTGCGGTACAGGGCATAGAAGTGCTCGGCCCGCTCCTTGAACTTCTTGTGATAGCTCTCGGCGGCGTCGAAGAGCTGGGTGATGTCCTTGAGGCGCTCCTCCTCCTCGGCGGAGAGCGTGAGCTCCACTACGAGGCCTCGACGGGGTCCGGCTCCTCCTCTCGGACCTCCTCGGGCTGGCCGTTCTGTTCAGCCCTCGTAGCCGGGACGTAGGAGTGCCAGCGAAAGACGAGCCGGCGGTTGGCGTAGACCCCGGAGTCCGGGTAGAGCTCGACCCGCTCGGGGATGATCTGGACGACCCCTCCGAGGTGGGCCTGGATGGCCTCGAACTCGAGGAAGGTCTGCTGGGCCTCCTCGCGGTCCACGAGCTCCGTCTGGGGGTCGGGCTCGATGATCGTCTGACGGGGCTTCGGGCCGTTGTTCTGGGCCATGTGGCTCTCCTTCACTTGACGCGGCCGTGGCGGTAGGCCCACGCCTCGTACTCGGGGTCTCCCGCCTCAGGACCGAAGAGGCCGGGCATCTGCTGGCTCAGCAGCCCGGCGTGGAGCTCCGCTTCGTTTACCTGCCCGCACTTGGCGACGTGCTGCTCGTAGGCGAGGCTCCCGTGGAGCCCCGCCTGGCAGATGCGGCAGCGGAACTTCGGCTTCTCCTCCACCGAGGAGGGAAGCCACAGCTCGAGCGGCATGGCTCAGCGTTCCTTTCGGGAGGTCAATATCCAGCCCTAGAGCTGACGACGGACTTGGTCGAGGTCGAGGTGACCTCGCCTCGCTTTCTCGGTGGTCTGACCGGCTTCTCCAGGGCGATCTGCTGAGCGATCATCCAGGCCATGAGGCAGTCGGAGAAGTGGTTTGGCTCCGGCCCCGTCTTGCCCCTGGGGTCGCGGATGTAGGTCTTGAACTCGTTGGCGAGGATCAGCGAGCGGATGCCGTCTGACTCCTCTCGCAGCAGTTCCTTGGCCCCGTCCTCGAGCACGACCTTGGTGGCTCGGTTGGTGTCCCAGCCGAGGCGGTCCTGCTGGTGCTCCTTGCGGGACTCCTGGCTCTTACGCTCGTAGACGTAGGGGTAGGCGTAGTCCAGATAGGCGCGCTGAACGAGGGAGATGCCATACCCACCCGTGGTCTCCGGGCAGAGCCAGGCGCGGTTGTAGAAGAGGGCCGCGAGATAGGCCTGGTCGGCGAAGAGGCCGGGGTCCATGTAGGCCCGGAACTCCGCGACCTGGCGCCTCGTGCGGTGGTCGATGACCTCGATGGCCGAGTAGGCGAGGTTGCCCTCCTCGGTCTCCTCTCCCGAGGAGGGGTCGACGCCGATGATGTACTGGCCGGCGGGGGTCTCTCCTCCAGCCAGGACGGGCTGCTCCCAGACGCGCCAGAAGGCGTGAGAGGCTCCGAAGCCCGTGGCCTCCCGGGGAACCCACTCGGGCTTGATCGGGACCTCGACCGCTCCTCTTGGCCCCTTGCGAACGATCTTCCCGCCCGGTCGCAGGATGCCCTCCTGCACCTGGGTCTCAGTCTCCTTGGCCCGTTCGATGACCCGCGAGACGTGGAGCATCGAGAAGACCTGCTTGCCCTCGGCGAGGAACGCCTCCTCCGCTGTCGCCGGGTACTCCTGCTGGAAGATGTCGAGCCGCCCGTCGATGCGGGGGTCGTTTATCATCCGCCGGCGCCAGTGGAGCTGCTCGGGGGAGAGGTCGAAGCGCTCGATGAGAGCTTCCTCCTGCACCCCCCCGTAGGCCCCGAGGCCGATGTGGGAGACGAACTGCTCGCGGTCCTCCTCAGAGGCGAAGGGGAGCGAGTACTGCGGGTCCCAGAACCAGGCGTAGAAGCAGGGGGTGTACTCGTTGCGACCCTCTTCGGCGTTGTCCCAGAGGCTCTTCCAGTGGTTGAAGCCGTTGGCGGTGGACTCGAGGACGACGATCGTGTCCGGGTCGTCGGGGACCGTGGAGAGCAGGCCGGTGAGCTTGCGGCGGGCGTCAGGCCAGAAGGCGACCTCGGAGCAGTGGAGCTCTGACTTGGTCTGTCCTCGTCCGGCCTCGAACTCGTTGGCGGTGTCGACGTGGATCGAGGAGTTCAGCCCGAGGTGCCCGTGCAGACGGGCCGCCTTGGAGGGCTGGCCGAACTTCAGGAACCGCGCTCTCCTGCGCGACTCGATCGCCGGCTTGAGCCCCAATGCAGGATCAGCGGGGAGGTGGGCGTGCATCAGCTCGCCCTTCTCGAACAGCGACCCAGCAGTGGGGACGTCCTGGGCGATGACCAGGGCGTCGTGGTGGGGGAGCTGGGTGACGCGCTGGATCAGCTTGGCCTGGACCCAGGTGGAGAAGCCGAGCTGGCGGGCCTTCAGCACCAAGGCCCTCACCGGCGCCCCGGTGGCCCTCTGCTGCTCGAGGCGGCGGTCGAAGTCGAGCTGCGCGGGGTTCGGGATGAACGGCCCGAGCCTCCGCGACTTGTCGATGATCTTCAGGCAGGTCCGGGCGTAGAACGGGGTGTCCCAGCGCAGTCGGTGGGTGATCTGCTCCCGCTCTGAGAGCTTCACCTAATCGACTTCGGGACTGCCCCCCGGTAGCCCTCCGATGAGGACGAACAGCCCGTAGATGACGATGATGGCCGCGATGAGCGCCGCCACGATGTGCCCCGGGGGGAAGCCGAGCTGGGCGAAGACCCAGGTCAGGACGTAGTAGACGACCGCGGCGACGACGCAGTAGACGAGGAAGATCAGCAGGGCCTCGAGCATCAGGACTTCCTTCCCTTGGTGGAGCGCTTCTCGCCGGTGTCCCTGATCTCCTTGGCGGCGGGAGCGGGGTTCTTCGAGGACTTCTTGGTCTGCTTGGTCGTCGAGCGCACCCCGGCGGCCTGCTCCTTGGAGGAGGGGTTGGTCGGGGTCCCTCTGGGGCCGGCGTCGGCCTTGGGGAAGGACTCGCCCTCATCCCCCTCGACACGCTGGGGCTCCTCGGAGCGGTCCTCCTCCTCGACGTCGACCGGGGTGGCCTCGCCGTGGGGGGTCGAGCTGCGCTGAGGAGCGCCCTCGGGCACGTCCTCCTGGCGAGGCTTGGGCTGCGGCTCGTCGGCCGGCTTCGGCGTCGCGGCTCCGAAGGGGGTCGCACTCCTCTGAGCCTGGTTCTTGAAGGCGTCGGTCTGCTTGCCGGCGGGCTGAGGCTCGGCCTCGACCTCCTCCTTCGGGGTCTCGCGGTTGACGCCGGAGTCCTGCTCGGTGTGCTGGCGGAGGCTCGTCGTGTTCCGGGGTCCGGTGACGATCTCCCGCTTGCCCGGGGCGCTCGAGAGCTGCTCTGGGGGGGCTTCGCGGACCATCTCGGCCTTGGCCTCTCTTTCGGCCTGAGACTGGGCGTTCGCGCCTCGTCTCGTGGTCTTGTCCTCGGTCGAGGTCTGGTTGACCTGATCGGCCTTCGCGGTGAAGGCGATCACCGGCCCTGGTCCCTCAATCGGGGCGGCGAAGTAGGGGGCGTTGTCGCGTAGGCCCTCGAAGCAGACCACCCCGTCCTTGGGGGAGGCGGTCTGCTCGGGCTCCACGGGGCGGAAGTTGTCCCCGACGCGGGGGAAGGCCCCGACCTCGGTGTCCTTCGGGAAGGGGGCTGCGGTCAGCGTGAAGGTGCTCAACGGGTCTCCTTGGTCGTGGAGGTGCGGAGCAGGGGGTTAGCCACGCTCAGCTAGCAACCCGCCGGTGGGCGAAGCTGCCTTTTTGGCTTTCTAGAGCGGTAGTGGTGCTAGCTGGGTTTAGCCGGATTTGGCTAGCACTCGGGCACACGCTGGGGGGAAACGGCTAGAGCGCGTGCGTGGTAGGGAACTCTTACTAGCTCACGGGGCGGGGGCCTCGGAGGGGGTGGCCGGGGTGCCTGCCTCGAGCTTCGTGAGCTGGGTCGCGCTGGCTAACACGCGACGCGATGCGGCCAGGTGGCCCTACCCCTGTGCCCTCGATACCCCTTAGGTATGCGGATTCATGGTGCGATGTACGCGCAACGCCCGTTGTTCGTAGCTAGCAGCGCTAGCCCAGGGCCAATGGTGTGGTGTGCATACCAATGCTGGGGTGCGCGCGTGCGTAAGAGCCTACGAACTGCCTGCCCTTCCTGTATCATCAGTCCCTCAACCAAACGTCCCCCGCGACGTGGTAGCGCCCGGGGGACCGGCACCGAGGAGTGACTCGATGCAAGTCAGAGGCTACATCCGTGTCTCAACCGGAGAGCAGGCAGACTCCAGACTGGGACTAGAAGCGCAGTACCACGCTCTACGCAGTACAGGAGAGCGGCGAGGCTGGACGTTCCTTGCCATCCATGAGGACGCGGGACTGAGCGGAAGCACGCTCGAGCGGCCGGCGCTCACCGAGGCGCTGTCCCTCATCCAGCCTGGGCAAGGACTCGTGGTTTCCCGTCTAGACAGGCTCTCTCGCTCTATCCACGACGCCTCGGGCCTCATGCAGCGAGCGTTGAACGAGGGCTGGTCGCTCATCAGTCTCGACTTGGAGACCGACATGAGCACGCCGCAAGGACGGGCGATGGCTCAGGTCAACGCGGTCTTCACCGAGCTCGAGCGCGGGCTGATCTCACAGCGCACGAAGGAAGCGCTCGCGGCTCGTAAGGCGAGGGGCGAGCGCGTAGGAGGGAAGCCGTGGATCACGGGTGAGCTGGCAGAGCGGATCAGGGCGATGCGAGAGACGATGACCCTCGATCAGATATGCCGTGCCCTGGCCGCCGAAGAGATACCGACGCCCCGTGGTGGGCGGAAGTGGCGCCCTAGCTCTATTCAGAAGGTGTTGGCGCGGGCTTAGGTCGGGTTCGTGACGAGTGGTGTCGTCAAGGTGTCGCGCGGCAACAGGCCTATGAGCGTCTCGGCCGCAGCCATCGCCTCGGTCAACTCGCCGTGGAGGACGCCGAGGCGGTTCTCGTCGGTCTCCCAGCCTTCCTTGGTGGGCTTGGCCGGCCAGGTGGCCTGGAGGCGTGCTGCCGCGATCTGGCGGACTATGGTGATCTCCTCGCCCTCGAGTTCGATCTCCCCGAGCTTCATGCGTGCCGCGCTCCCGTCACACGCCCTTGGGCCAGGCCCTTCTTGCGCTTCTGCTCCACCTGGGCGTAGAACATCTCGTGGCCCTTCTTCGAGCCGTAGCGCTTGACCATGTTGCGAAGGGCGCCCTCGGCGTTGCCACCGTAGTAGCGATCGTACTGGCTGACAGGCATCACGAGTCTCCGTTGACGTGGCCTCGCGTAGAGGCCCTGTGCTCGCCCATGAGTCGGGACATGGCGTCGGTCGGGTCTTCCCCTGCCGCAGGCTTAGGTGGGCTCTGGGGCGCTCTGGGGAGCAGCTTGGCGAGGGAGGCGAGCTCCTTCTGGGCCTTGAGCATCCCCGTGAAGCGGTCGGGGTCGACGGGCTTGGTCTTCGAGGTGTCGGACTCGATGCGCTCTAGCTCCTGGTCGAAGACCGAGATGGAACGCCGGGCGAGGGTCTCGAGGGCCTTGTCGATCGAGCCCTGGGCCAGGCTGGTGAGGGTGCGGCCCTCTCTCTTGTCGCGGATCGCGTTGGCGATCTGACGGATGGTGTGGATCGAGGCGTCGATCGGCTCGCAGTCCGCGAATCCGCCGGCGATCAGGCGCTTGGTTTCACCAGCCGTGCGGTCCTCGACGACATAGAGGCGGTACATGGCCTCTTTCTGCTGGTCGTCGTACTTCCGGTCGAACGAGCCGCTCACGCCGCCTGCTCCCAGGGAAGGGTCTTCACGGGCTTGGGGCGCACCGCATGAGGAGATA